TAGGATTGGGAGTACCAACATATAGAGATTTATATAAAAAGTTCGTACATCCTGCTGGATTTTATTTTGAAGGTGAAGTTGCAACCGAAGGTGTTGCGAATGTAGCATTTAATTCTATGCCTCTTTCAATTGCTGCAACAATTAGTACATCGGTTGTAAGTGAAGCTTCTATTAGTCCAAGTGGTGTAGGAAATATTACTGGATTGAGAGATTCGAATAGCAATAACTTTAGATATGGGATTGATGAAATCGCTTCTAAATATGCTACAATGTCAATTGATGAACTTACTCCATATTATACTATTCAAGATCTCATCGATCAAAATTCACCAACAATGGATGATAGCGACACTATTATTTCACTTATGTCTACAATTAGTGAAACAATGGATGAAGATATATTTAAAAGATATGGAAGTGATTCTGCTATTTGATTATAAATAGTTTTAAGAGTTTATAGGGTAACAAATGACTAGACAAAATATTAGTGTAGGTTCAGCCGCAAATGACGGAACAGGTGATACTCTTCGTCAGACTGGCATCAAAATAAATTCAAATTTTGTAGAGATCTATCAAAAACTTGGTGGTGACAGTAATGCACTTATGCCAGGAATTGCTTTTGATAGTACTGGCATTATATTTGAAGGTGCAGCTGATTCTCATGAAACTCGCTTAGTAGTACAATCTCCTACAGCTGATAGAGTTATCACCATCCCAAACTATACTGGTGAAATGGTAATTGATAGTGATACTCAAACACTAAAGAATAAAACTATCGTAGATCCTAAGTTAATTCATCCAGACATTTATGATTCACAAAATGCAAATTACTTTATTGCATTTAAACCATTCTCTGCATCTTCAATGACAAAGAATATTGAATTGGCGATTCCTTCACTAGCTGATAGTGATACTCTTGTTACTAATACATCAACCTCTACTTTAACAAATAAAACATTAACAACTCCAATAATTAATTCACCAACAATCGGTACACTTATTAATGATGCTAATGGTGCGGATATTATTAAGTTTACTGCAACAGCTTCTGCTGTTAATGAACTCACTATTGCGAATGCTGCAACTGGTGCTGGTCCAACACTTTCAGGTACTGGAACAGACACAAATGTAAATTTAAATATTTCCGCAAAAGGAACAGGTGCAGTTAGACCTTCTAAACTCGCTCCAGTTCATTCAACATTAACTGCGAATGGTGCGGTAAGTACAACTTCATCATTTATTATCTTTAGTAAATCGACTGCTCTTGCTGCTACTCTTGCTGATGGTACTGTAACTGGTGAATTAAAATATATGATTAATCAAAATACTGGATTAGTTACGGTTACGCCTGCAAATTTTGCACAAGGGACATCATTTTCAATATCCCAATATGGTGCTTGTCAAATAATCTGGTCTGGAAATGATTGGTATATGATAGGCGGTGCTGATTCAGCCGATACATATATTACCATAACTTAATAGGAAATTAAAATGGTAGCTATTGTTACAAACACTTTAAAAAAGCAATTACTGGATACAGTATATAATGATTTGACCAATGGTACAAGTTTGTATTACATTGGTGTTGGTCGTTCAGAACAATGGGATAGTTCTGATACAGTGCCTAGTCCAGAAAATTCGTTTAAGGATGAAAGAGATTTTAGACTTTCAATGCAGTCTATCAAAAAAGCAGTTGATGTTTCCTATACAATTCCAAGATATAACTGGACAAATGGTACTGTATATAATGCATGGGACGATGATCTATCTGGGACACCATCAAATGGATACTATGTCTTAACAGAAGATAATCAAGTCTATGTTTGTTTGAGACAAGGTAAAACTGCTGCAGGTGTTGCTGTCACATCTACGATCAAACCGACTGGAACAAAAAATATTCCATTCAGGACGAGCGATGGATATGTTTGGAAATTTATGTATGCACTGAGTGGTGCAACATCAAGTAAGTTTCTTTCAGCAAATTACATGCCTGTTCAAAGAATCAATGATTCTTCTGGTTCTCCATCATTATCAGTAATTGATCAACAACAAGCGGCAGTTCAAGAAGCTGCAAGTATTGGACAAGTCTTAGGTGTTGCAGTTGTAAATGGTGGTACTGGTTATACGTCTGCTCCAACAATTACAATTAGTGGTGATGGAACTGGTGCTGCAGCAACAGCATATGTTTCAAATGGATCTATTGTAAAAATTGAATTGGATTCAAATCAAGACAGTTGTATGACTATGGGATATGGGTACAATTATGTTGGTCTTACATTTACTGGTGGTGGAGGTAGTGGTGCAGTTGCAAGAACTATTATTTCTCAAGACTCTGGAATAGGATCAAATGCTATTCGTGATTTAAGATCTTCATCGCTCATGTTTAATACAAAACCTGCTGGCGTTGAGAACAACGATTGGTTAGTAAATGATCAAGACTATAGACAAATAGGATTAATTAAAAATCCATTAGATTATACAGATTCGGCATACAGCAGTGCTTCTGGTAAAGCATTAAGATATCTTCTCTTAACATCACCAACAGATGCTGGTACATTTACAAGAGATGTTACTATTACAGGTGGAACATCTGGAGCAAAAGCAGTTATTGATGATATAGATAGTGATAAATTATATGCTCATCAAAATGAAGAAACTGGATTCGTTAGATTTTTAGAAGGCGAACAAATTACTGGTGGTGCTGCAACAGGTACATTGACTGCTGCTAGCGCTGATGTAGATTCAGATGCCTTTTATAATGACGATATAAATAGGTTTACAGGTGATTTACTCTATCTAGAAAATAGAGCAGCAATCGCAAGAACTGCCGATCAAACTGAAGATATTAAAATTATTATTACGCTATAAGGTAAGAACAAATGGCAACTACACTAACTAGTGCAACCTTTTCAAATACCTACAAGGATGATTTTCTTGATAGTGATGGTTATTATCGAATCCTCTTTAATAGTGGTAAGACTTTGCAAGCTCGTGAACTTACACAGATGCAAACTATTATCCAAAAACAAATCCAAAGATTTGGAGACAATATTTTTAAAGAAGGATCGGTTGTAAAAGAAGGGCAACTTGTTCCAAATTCTGGTTATGAATTCATCAAATTAAATACTGCTACAAACACTTTGCCATCTAATTATACTGCACTAGTAGGCACATCGTTTACTGGACAAACTTCTGGCGTTATAGCTAAGATTATCGAAGTAGTTCCAACATCTGGTTCTGATCCTGCAACTCTTTATGTTCAATATACTAGTACAAGCGCATCTTCTGCTGCAACTACTGCTCCTATTCGTATGCAGGCTGGTGAAAATATTGATAATGGATCAACTACATTAACTGTTCAAACTACAAATACAGTAACAAACAAAGCTGTAGGTACAGGTTATAGATTATCCGTTGGAGAAGGTATTTATTATACAAAGGGATTTTTTGTATTTACTGAAAAACAATCAATTATTATTTCGAAATATAGTGATGCTCCTACTACTGATGTCGGATTTAAGCTCATAGAAGATGTTGTCAGCGTTGCTGATGATACAGGATTATATGATAATCAAGGTGCTACTCCAAATATTTCAGCTCCTGGTGCTGATCGATACAGGATAAGATTAACAATAACTACTCGCGCATTAGTTGATTCTGATGAAAACTTTATTCACATTGCTAGTATTAAAAACGGTATCGTTACTGCTTCAGTCGGTACATTAGATGCCTATAACATCCCTAATCAATTAATCGCTCAAAGAATTAAAGAAAATTCTGGTGATTATACTATTAGACCGTTTATAGTTAAATTTGAAGAAGATTCTGCTAGCGTTAACCATTTGTCTCTTAATGTTTCTGATGGTGTAGCAGTTGTTGATGGATACAGAGCAGAACGTAAAGTATCATCAAATATTAGAATACAAAAAGCTATTGCTACAAATACTAAAAATAATGATGTGTCTGCTGCTACATACGGAAATTACGTTATCGTAGAACCAGCTAATGCAAAAGGTCTACCTAACATTAACACTTTTGAAAAACTTAATCTTCGTAGTGCAGTTGATTATGGTGGATCAACGATTGGTACTGCAAGAGTAAGAGGAATAACTGAGGATGGTGCAAATTATCGATATCATCTATTTGACATTAGGTTGAATTCTGGTCAAGCGTTTAGAGATGTTAAGAGTATCGGCACAAGCGTCACTAGTTATTTCAACCCAACTCTTGAATCAAGTAAAGCTGTACTTAAAGACGTTGCTAATAATAATCTTTTGTTTAGATTATCTCAATTTAGACCGCAATCAATAACTGATATATCATTAACCGCGCAAAGAAGATTTGCAACCACTACAAATGGTTCTGGTGAAACTACTCTTACGCTTTCTGCTGCTGGTGAAACATTTGCTAATACTGGTGATTGGATATTCTCAAATGCAGATAGTGATTTATTTACTGGTTCAGTAACTGTATCTGGAGCTGGTACAGCATCATCAACAATTAGTGGTTTGCCTATTTCATCTTCAAATATGGAAATATTTGCATATGTTAATAAAGGTAGTGTTTCTATTAGGTCAAAAACACTACAATCAGTATCAATTACCTCTACTATTGACTCTGATGGCACAGGTTTAAAATTTGTACCACTAGGTAAAGCAGATATTTATGATATAACAGAAGTAATCAATGCAAGTGACAGTAATGAAAGTTATTCTACTCGGTTTACACTAGACAATGGTCAAAGAGATAATTTTTATAGTCTTGGAAGACTAGTACTAAATTCTGGATTTTCTGCTCCAGGTGGTAACATTCATGTAAAATATCGCAACTTCAGACATGGTACATCAGGCGATTTCTTTGCAGTAAATTCGTATACTGGACAAGTTGATTATAAAAATATTCCTTCACATAGATTAAAAAATGGTAATTTAATTGAATTAAGAGAAGTATTAGATTTTAGATCAGTAGTAGATTCTAGTGAAGAATATGCTAGTGTAGCAACTGGTGCAAGAGTGCATGAGCTTCCACAACCAACTAGTCTAATTACAGCAGACATAACATATTATCTGTCTCAATCTGGTAAATTAGTTATTGATGGTAATGGTATTGTTTCTTATGTAAAAGGTGAAGACGCATTTGATCCAAGAATGCCAGTAGCACCAGATCAAACAATGCCGCTATATAACATTTATCTAAATCCAAATACCTTAAATGATTCTGATGTGTACATCGAAAAACTTGAACACAAAAGATATACAATGAAAGATATCGGTAATCTTGAAAAGAGATTGGATAAAGTAGAAGAATTAGCATCGTTAAGTCTTTTAGAAATTTCTACCACTTCATTTGAAGTATTAGATTCTGCTGGATTAAATAGAACGAAATCTGGTATAGTAGTTGATAACTTTACTTCACACATATTATCGCAAACTACGAATCCAGATTATAGAGCATCAATTGATCCACTAAGGCAATTGATGAGACCATCTTATTACGAAGATAACATTAGATTGATTTATGATTCCGCTTCTTCTACGAATACGATTAGAAAAGGTGATAATGTCTATCTCAAATATTCTGAAGTAGAATACATCAATCAAAATTTAGCAAGTAAAGCAATAGAAATTAATCCGTTTAGTGTAGTTGTGCATGAAGGTATTGTAACTTTATCACCTACATCTGATGAATGGAAAAACACTGTTTATCTACAAGCTAATGTTTTGGATGGTGGAACTCAACTTGATACTAAAAACGCACATAATTGGAATAGTTGGGAATGGAACTGGGGTGGTATATCATTAGACAAATTAACGGTTGGTAGTACCACTAAGTCTAAAGTCACTAAGTCTGGAAATACTACAACAACAGTTGTTAATAAAGTCGTTTCAGATAGAACAGTTAGAAAAGAGGTTGGCGACAGAGTTATTGATGTTGCTCTTATCCCTTGGATGAGATCAAGAAAAATATTCTTTAAAGTTGATGGATTAAGACCTAATTCAAAAGTGTTTGCTTTCTTTGATAACAAATCAGTTGCAAATTGGGTAAGATCAGAATCATTTGCTTATTATTCTGACAACTCAACTGATTATGGTAACATATATAACAATGCCACTTCTCATCCAGAAGGTTCATCTACTTTACAAACAGATGCTAATGGTAGTGTTGAAGGTTCATTCTTCATTCCAAGCACGACTAGTTTGAGATTTAGAACTGGCAATAGAGAGTTTAAAATTTTAGATATTAGTGTTAATAATGAAGCAGATGCTCTTTGTATTGCTAGAACAAACTATGCAGCAACTGGATATCTTTATACACAACAAAAAGATATATTGTCAACAAGGATTCTCAATATTCAAGGAAGCACCACATCTGTAACGAGACCATCTGGAGGAGGAGGTCGTGATCGCGATTCAGGCGTTAGTACTCCTGATAGTCCAGGTACTGGAACAGGTTCGAGCGTTGGTTCCGGTCCTGATGCTGCCTCTAATAATGGTATGGGTAATAACTCTGGTATGGGTGCAGCTGGTGGTGGATCGAGTGGTAGTGGTGGATCGAGTGGTAGTGGTGGATGTTTTGAAGCTGGTACAATGTTTAAAATGGAAGATGGTTCACTGAAAGCAATTGAATTAATTCAACCAGGTGATATAATGATGTCTGGTGGCAGAGTTCGTTCTATCATGATTGGTGATGGTCTTGCAGAAGATTGGTATAATTATAATGGTATTAATGTTACGAGCGCACATGCTGTATTCGATAATGGTTCTTGGAAGAGAATTAAAGATACAACAGATAAGATAGAAATTGAAAAGAGGTTTACTTACTACTCAGTCATTAATGAAAATCATTTAATGATTTCTCAAAATGGAACGTTATTTGCCGATTATGCGGAAATGAACAATGAAGATTGGTTACTAGATCAATTGAATCAAGAAGATTTATACAAGAAGGTAGGATAATTAAATGGCAACCAATTCACAAGGATATCAGATTAATAAAAATCCTATTGCTCAATCATTTTTTATTGATGTGTCTTCAGGGATATATATCACAAAACTAGATTTATTCTTCTCTTCAAAAGATGGAAGTTTTCCAGTAAGTGTTCAAATCAGGACAATGGAAAATGGAACACCTACTGAAGATATTATACCAGGAACACATGTATCACTTGGTGGAGCAAGTGTAAATACTTCAACAAATGCTACTGTTGCAACAACATTTAATTTTATAGAACCAGTGTATCTAACTGGATTGAGAGATTATGCTATAATCGTCAATGCAGATTCTCCTGATTATAAAATCTATATTGCAGAAATTAATGAATTTCTTATTGGTAGTACAGAAAAAAGAGTTGACAGACAACCTGTGCTTGGATCTTTATTCTATTCTCAGAATGGAGTAACATGGACACCTTCACAAGATAAAGATCTAACATTCAAATTATATCAAGCTAAATTTAATAAGACCTCTGGTCAAATAGTATTACACAATGCTTCTGTTCCTAGAGAATTACTATTAACTAATCCATTAACGGTTGCTTCTGGTGATGCTACTGTTACTGTTAAACATTTAAATCATGGATTGCAAGTTGGTCAGGATATTGGAATTACAGGTGCTGTAGATGTCGGTGGTATTTCTGCATCTAATATCAATGGTACAAGAACAATTACTGCGGTTGATTGGACAGGATACCAATTTGAGGCAGGAGAAAACGCTGATTCAGATGTGATTGGTGGAGGGAGTAGTATTTTAACATCTAAGAATATTCCATTCACATCATTATATCCTCATGTACAATCGATTTTACCAAACAATACCAATATGAATACATGGGCTAGATTCACTTCAGGAAAATCTTTTGCTGGAACAGAAACAGCTTTTCAAAAAGAAGAATTATATAGTCCAATTGAAGCGAATGCTACTAATCATGCTAATAATACACCGTTTTTGTTAGCATATGATAGTGCCGAAATCACTGAATTAGGTGCTAATATAAAATCATTAGATGTTGCATATCCTCTTATAACTTCAGATTCAAATGTAAGTCCAATGTTGGATTTACAAAGAGCTTCAATGACATTAATCAATAATATCATTGATAGACCTGATTCGGTTGCTTCTTCTGGATTCAATGCTCAATTTAATTATGTGAGTGAAACTTCACCAAATGGTGGCAGTTCAGCAGCAAAACATATTATGGAGCCAGTTGTATTAGAACAAGACGCAGTAGGTCTCAAGATACTTTTAAGTGCTAATAGACCTCAACAATCTGATTTCCAAGTTTATTACAGAACAGCAACAGGTGATGAGATTTTATCAGATAAGAATTGGGTATTACAAGCAGAAGATACAAATAACCCTGCAGATGAAAATCAAACTATTTACAGAGAGTATCGTTATTTGCCAGGAGGAATTGGAGGTAATCTATCAGCATTTACTCAATTCCAAGTTAAAGTTGTTATGAGATCGACTAATACATCTAGGATTCCAATTATTAAAGATTTGAGAGTGATAGCATTGAGTGTATAATGGGAAAAATAAAAATTGATGGTTATCCTGGTTTAGTTCGTGATACAAATACTGGTGCTATATTGAATATAAATAGTAATGAAGTAGAAGCTGCAAGAGAACGTAAAGTGTTGCGAAAGCAAAAAGATAAAGAATTCGAAAATCTAAAGCATGAAGTCAGTGAGATTAAAGAATTACTTCTTAAATTAGTAGAGAAACAGTAATGGCAAAAATTCATATTAATTTATCTGACAATATTGCGACTTGGGTTGATAAAACAAATCAACTAGTATCTTTTGTTGGTGATAGTGCAAACTTAACGACTACCGAAGATTCAAGTATTGTTGGAGCAATTAATGAACTTGATTCAGACATTGGTGCAAGACCACATACGGCTTTAACAACCAGTGCTAAAACACTAACTGG